GCTTCAGTCTTAATAGGCGTGTTGGTATCTGCTACCAGAGTTCACGGAGTAGTTAGAAGTGCCTCAATCTTAATCGGTAATAAAGTAAGTGCTACCTATAGTCATGGGATTATTAGAAGCGCATCTATATTGATAGGAAACCTGGTATCGGCTACTCGTAGCCATGGAGTTATTAGAACTGCTAGTGTACTAATAGGTAACCTAGTTTCCGCTACATACAGTCATGGCGTACTTAGAAGTGCCACAGTTTTAATAGGCAATAAGGTTAGCGCTTCTAGAATACATGGTGTCGTAAGAACTGCATCAATTCTTATAGGAAACTTGGTATCAGCAACACGAGCCATGAAATATACAAGGACTGCTACAGTTCTCATAGGTAATAAGGTATCTGCTACTAGGAGTCATGGCGTTATAAGGGCTGCTTCAGTCTTAGTAGGCGTGTTGGTATCTGCTACCAGAGTTCACGGAGTAGTTAGAGATGCCTTAGTTTTAATTGGTAATAAGGTGTCTGCATCACGAGCTATGGCTTACAAAAGGACAGCCACTGTCCTAATAGGTAACTTAGTTTCTACTACTCATAGTCATGGAGTGGTAAGAACTGCTAGTGTGCTAATTGGCAATCTTGTTTCTGCTACTCGTAGTCACGGGATTATAAGAACGGCTTCAGTCCTAATAGGTAACTTAGTATCAGCAACTAGAAGTCATGGGATAATTAGGACGGCCACTGTATTAATTGGTAATAAAGTTTCTGCTTCAAGAGTGCATGGGGTTGTTAGGACTGCTAGTGTATTGATAGGTAATTTAGTATCAGCTACCAGGAAGGTTGCTTATATCAGGACTGCCTCTGTGTTAATTGGTAATAAAGTTAGCACAACCATAAGCCATGGAATAGTAAGAACAGCAAGTGTTTTAATAGGTAATCTAGTTAGTGCTACCCGTATAGTTGCTTATAAAAGAAGTGCATCGGTTCTTATTGGTAATCTGGTGTCAGCAACTAGGAGTCACGGTATAATTAGAACAGCCAGTGTGCTAATTGGAAACTTAGTTTCTGCTTCAAGGGTATTAGGTTATGCGAGGTCTGCCCTAGTGTTAATAGGCAACAAGGTTTCCGCTACAAGGACTGTAGCTTATGTAAGAACAGCAACGGTGTTAATTGGTAACAAGGTTACTGCTTCTTTCAGTCATGGTTTCGCTGGTATTAGAGCAGCAGTCATAATCGGGGTTGTTGCTACTGCGACTGTATGTGTCAGGTTAAAAGAGTTAATCAGAGTACCAATAGACGCTTTAGACGCTGCTAGATTAACTGTAGCTAGATTAAGCGTTAAAAGACTAGGGCAAGCCAGACAAGACTTCTGGAGAAGGATAAGGAGGTGCGAATGACTTATGATATAACAACTAATATCGGCAAGGTAAGATTAGTAACAGGGGACAATGATATTGCAAATGAAGTATTTACCGATGCTGAGATAACGTATTTCCTCGGTTTGCACTCTAATAATATCAACATGGCATCTGTTGATGTATTGGAAGCATGGGCGGCCAAATACGCTACAAACGCCGATAATGAGAAGATTGGTGATTACTCTTACTCGCAGAAGATACACGATAAGTTACTATCGCAGGCAAGCATGTTGAAAGCCAAAGAGGATAGCACACCTATAATAGACTGGGCAGAAATGGACTTAACTGAAGGTTCTGGAATTACAGAAGAGGAGGACTAGATGTCGTTTGCCTCATTATTGATTGACGAATGTACCGTACAGGAATATACCGCTGGGGCTATAGATGACTACGGCGTTCCTGCTAAAACCTGGACAGACTTTGTAACAGACGAACCATGTAGATTAGTACCTGCTACCAACAGAGAAGTTCAAATTGGAGCCGAGGTTGTAATAGCTGATTATACGTTATTTATAGACAATATCGGTGTGACTGAGCAGATGCAAGTTATCATGGGATCTATAACCTATGAGATTCTATCCGTGATGATTAGAAAGGACGGCGTAAACGGCCATCACCAGGAATGTATGTTGAGAACTGTAAGATGAAGATAGACGTTGATATGACAGAAGTATATAAGGGGCTGGATAAGCTGTCCGATAAGACCAAGAAGGCGGCCGAGGGTGCTATAAAAGATACCGTTGTTAATATAGCTAATGATGCCATAGCACATAGCCCCCATAAATACGGTCACAACAAACAGTCTATTAAGTACCAGGCTAGAGGACTTTCAGGTTCAATATATACCACATCAGGTTATGGTGGCTACCTTGAAACAGGAACTGGTATATTCGGCCCACGAGGGCAAATGATTACACCTAAAAGAGCAAAGATGCTTGTATGGGAAGATAAAAGTGGTAATCTGATATTCGCCAAGGCGGTCAGGGGACGACCAGCAACGCCATACTTAAAACCAGCATTAGACAGACAATTCCCTAAGTTTGCAAAGATAATGAAGGAGAAAATGAGAAGATGGTAAATTCAAATATAGTCATAAGAGATTGGTTAATAGCACAAACAGGTATAACGGATTTAGTAAGTAATAGAGTATACGCAGCCAATCCACTACCTGAGAATGTAACATTACCTGCTATATCATTCTTTACTCGTGGTGGTTCAAGCATCGCAGAAGTGCCTACAATCATCATGCCATCGGTACAGTTTAATTGTTGGGCTTCTAGCAACACTGGAGCAAGGGAGATTTATAGAGCTTTATATGATGAACTAAACGGACTTAATAATGCTCAAATAACGATAGACGGCACTGACTACTTTATTTTATATTCAAGAGAGGAAGTTCAAGGGCAGGATATTTCAGATGAATCAATACCTGGATTCTGGAATACGATGTCCTTTTATACTATCACAATACGAAACTATTAGGAGGTAGAAATGACAACATCAGCAGTAATCGGAAGCACAACAACCCTAACCTGGCATGCGGATTCACCGTTAGAATTAACACGGATTGGGTCCGTAGATTTAACGGCAACAAAGGTCGATACTACAACGCTTGGAAGTGCAGACTTTTATACGGAGTTTATACCTGGATTGATTACAGCAGGTGATGTACCAATCGAGGGGTTCTTCAGACCAGACGATGCAGGTACTATCCTACTCAAGACAGACTTTGAAGCAAGGACTATACAGGCTTTCACTATCGCCTTTCCAACTGCTCTTTCAACAACTACATGGACTGGTAATGCCTATATTACAGCGTTTTCGGCGGGTGATGCGACGCCTGAAGGGATTATACCTTTTACAGCGGCTATGGGTATTGTAGGCAAACCAACTCTCAACGTAACTCTGTCTGCTGGTATGACAGCACTGACAGGAACTGAGGACAGTGGAGCAATAACTATCGAGCCTACGGTTGACGTTGCAACATACTTCTACACATCAGTCACTGACCTTACTGCTGCATGGATACAGCTTAGTCCAGTAGGAGCAGGCATGACCTTTGAAATCACGGCTCTCGGTGTGACTCATACTGTTGCGACTGGAGGTACGACTGGCAACATAGTCGTTGGTGCTGCTGATACGGTAACACCTGTCTACATCAAGTGTTACGCAACAGCAGGTGGTGAATCTCCTAGGAACTACACACTATGGGTAACTTACCCGTAAATCTAAGGGGGCGGTGTAACAGCCGCCCCTATTAAAAAGGAGTGATATGGTAAAGATAAAATTAGACAAAGAACGGACGCTGAAATTGACCATGCGAGGCATGTTGACCTTTGAAGAAAAGACTGGCATCAATCTTTTCAAAGGAATAGACCTTGCTAATATGTCATTGAGAGAACTATCTGTTTTATTATGGGTATGTCTTATTCACGAAGATAAAGAATTGCAGTTTGAGGACTTTACGGACTTGGTTGACCTATCGAATATTGTAGAATTAACAACTAAGGTTACTGAGTGCATAAAGGAATCCTTCCCTGATACAGATGGTGAAAGCCCTTTAGTAGAAACGTCCCAAGCTGGCTCGGCTTGTGGGCGCTTGGAAGATATGACCTCGGACTTAATCAAGAGGAATTACTTGACCTAACACTAAGGGAATACAAGGCACTATCAGACAGATATAAGAATGAGCAAGACTGGCTTAATTGGCGTATGGCTATGCTTTGTGCTGTAGAAGTTAATATGCACAGAGACCCAAAGAAAACCAAGCCAGTCAGTCCACAGGACTTTATGCCAAAGGCTAAAGCTAAAGTACAAACACCAGAACAAATGCTGGCTAATGTTAAATTATTAAACTCTGCTTACGGAGGGAAGGTTATAGAAACATGAACATCGGTGACGGAAAAATAACAATATTACTAGATGACAAGACGAAGGACGGACTTAAAAACCTAGAGAGCAACTTTAACAAAGCAGGTAAAAGGATGATGCTGATTGGTGGTGCTATTGTTGGCATGTTTGCTGGAGTAGCTAAAGGCGCTGCTGATTTCGATATGGGTATGCGAGAAGTTAATACTATGATAAACCTCTCAGCAGATGAATTTGAAGCACTAAAAGACCAAGTAATGGAGACATCATCTGAGGTAGGCAAGTCAAGCGATGAGTTAGCAGGGGCTTTATATCAGATTGTGTCTGCTGGTGTACCTGCTGCCGAGGCTATAGAGTTTTTAGGAATTGCCAGCAAGCTAGCAGTAGCTGGTGTTACCGATGTGGAGACTGCTGCCGATGGTTTAACTACCGTACTAAATGCTTTCAAGTTACCTGCTGAAGATGCAACAAGGGTAGCGGATATTCTATTTACTACTGCTAGACTTGGTAAAACTACTATAGGGGAACTATCAGATGCCATATTCCAAGTAGC